TACGGTCGCCAGCGGCGGGGAGATGCAGGCCACCCGGCCAAGCCCGACTGCGCTGGCGTTCAAGATGTGGGTCTTCAGCCCAGCGCGGATCGTGGAGCTGGTGCGCGCGGAGAACACGATGTTGATGTCCCGCGCGGGAAACACGTCCTGAAGCTGGCCGGCGATGGCCGTGACGTAGAGCGCGTCGATGGTCGCATCGTTGACCGCGTTCGGCGCCTGCACCGTCGCGGTGTAGATGAACCCGGTGCTGACGTGCGCGCGCAGGGTCAAGCCGGAGAGGCTGTCCCACGAAGTCGCGCTGCCGGCGGGAGGAACCACGACCGGAGCGAGGCTCGCGGCCGCAGCGACGGTAGAGACAGTTGGGCGGCATGGCAGGGTGTACCCACCGGTGTCGGCCAGTGCGTAGTTGCCGTTTGCGCCACCCGAGTCTGCGTCGGTGTCTGGGTGGATGCGGAAGGGCTGCGCGCTGCCGGTGGAGAGGACGAAGTTCGTCCCGTCGAGCTTCTCCAGCACGAGAGCGGTGTTGCTCACCGCCACCGTCTGAACGCGGTAGGTGCCGGAGTTGGTGCCGAGCACGCCAGCGCCACCGATGACGCCGAGGACCACGATGGCCCCCTTCGGAATCGGTCCGCCGTCCTGCCCTTGCGTGAGGAAGAAGCTGCCGGGGCTGTTGAGCGTCTGGATCGCCGCCGCGCCTGCGGTGGTGGTGTCGCCGTCGATCGCGTTCTTGTAGTGCCCGAGCGAGGTGAAGTTCACCCGCTTGCCGAGCCGCACGCGCTGCGTGGTGAGGACGAACTCACGCCCAGCCTCGACCCGTCCACCCGCCATCGGCACCGCAGGAATCGCCTGCGTCGCGGAGAGGTTGGTGGGGAGGTCGCGCCAGCAGCGACCTGCGCCGGCCGACGCGAGGTTCACCGGGGTGATGATGAGCCGGGCGAAGGTCTTGTTGCGCAGCGCTTCGAAGCCGCTGCCGCCGTTCAGACCGAAGTTGCCGAGGGTGGCGTCCCAGCCGCCCACCTTGTCGAGCATGTCCTGCCCGCTGGTCACCTCGACCGGCTGCGGAAGCGTGGTCACGACACCTGTGTTGCTCACCGCGGTTGCGTAGGTCATGTCTGGGAACTCCCCGACCAGACCGACGGTGCCGGCGGAGACGCCGTTGATGGCCCCCGGCGGCGGCAGGTCCACGATGATCACACCTTCGATGAGGGTGATCGTCTCGACACCGGGAGAGAAACCGTACCGCCGGATGAAACCTGCCATTGGGAAGCTCCTTACGTGACGACGAGGTTTACTAGCACGTCCGGCCCATCTCCAATACTTCGGAGATCGAAGGACGGCTTCGCATCTGGGAACGAGAAGAGGGTGATGATCGGAACTCGAGCCGTCACCGTGAACGTGGCGTTCCGCAACCGCTTCATCGAAGCGTCGCCCTCGTCTTCGATGGTGAGGTCCACGGCGAAGTAGCTGGCACGCTGGCCGAAGTAGTACGGGAGCTGCAAGTCGAACCCGTACTGGAACGGCTGCGGCATGAACGCCAATTCCAGCGCGGAGATGAGCGCAGACCGCTCCTCTGGGTCGTTCGCCCACACCTCTACCGCAAGGTCTGCCACGAAGTCGCACGGCACAACGAAGTACCTGCCGTCGGGCTGTGGCAGGCGGTCTGTCTGGACCAACGCTGGTGTCAGGGAGCGGCCTTCGTAGACCCCGGCACCCTTCAGACCGATGCGGCACGCCGGGTACTTCGCCTGCTCCTCCGGCTCCGCGAATTCCTCGTTGACGTGCTTGAACCGAACGTCTCGCCCACCGAACGCGGAGTATGAGACGTCACTCAGGTACTCGGCGAGCCCTCTGCAGATGGCGAGGCGCGCGTCACACTCTTGCACCGACGTCATCGCTTGCGGCGTGCGCTCTCCGACGAGAAGCGCTCTCGCCTTTGTCGGTCGGGAAGATTCGTCCGCGCCGCGCAGGATCTCGGTCACGGTGCGCTCCTCCCCACCAGAACGAGCGCCGTCTGTCGGGTCACTTCTTCGATGAGGATTCGGTACATCTCACCGACGTTGCTCTGCAGCACCCTGCGCGGCTTCAGTCCGCGCTTGGCAATCGCGCGCGCGATGGGGAAGGCAGCTTGCAGAGCCGCCTTTCGGCTCAGCCCAAGCTTTCGCTGCGCCCACCGGGCGATGGCTTCCTTTGGTGGGAAGCGGCTGTTGCTGCGCCGGCCGTACTCCAGCACCGCACTGTACAGGGCCAAATTGTAGACGCGCGCGCCATCCGGCATCGCCGACCACCGCCACTTGCGCTTGAAGTTGCCGGTGTTCACCACGCCGAGCTCACCAGTGGAGCGCTGCAGCAGCGCGACGGAGCGAGCAGCCGCCAGCTTCGCGCCGCGCTTGGCAGCCGGGATGAAGGACTTGCCGAGCTTCGCCATCATCCCTGCCCACAGCTTTGCGTTGAGAGTGATCGTCTGCATGGTCACTCTGGAGCGCCGGTGCGCAGGCGATCCTCGTTGGTCTTCGTCAGGCTGACCGACCACTGGAGGCTGCCTGCGTTGTACGACGGAGCGCTGCGAATGAAGAAGCGGCGCTTTATCGAGGGCTGCCCATCGAGACGGGGGAATTCGATCTCGTAGAAGACCTCTTCGTCGCGAGGGATGTCGTCGCCAGCCGGGTTCTGCCCGCGCAGCTCCTCTTCAGTGTACCGTCCGCTGATCTCACTCACCTCTGACCCGCCGTCTTCTTGAAGACCGACAGCCTGCACCACTTCGCTGATAGAGGAGAGGTCGGCCACCTTGGGGGTCGGCAGGAGCGGTGTCACCAGCACGACTTCGGCGATGCCAACGCCACGCCGCCCACCGGTCCAGCGGATGCGGATGATCGACACCTTGTACGTCCGCAGACCGAACTTCGTGAGGAGGTTGCGCAAGTTGTCGGCCAGCGGCACGAACTTGCGCGCCAGCGTCTTCTTGATCTGCTGCGCTGTGACCTCGGTGAACTTCGCCACCCGTCACCTCAGTTGTTCGAGACGGAGATGTTTGAAATGGAACTCGCTCCGCCACTCTGGTAGCGGCGCGAGTACGCGTACACCGGGGAGCCGATGATGTCGGAGAGGCGGTAACCCCAGCGGCGGTACTCGTCTTCCAGCATCGTCGGTTCGTTCTCTCGCAATGTCAGGTCCGCAAGCTTGGTCGCTGCGAGCCTGTCCTGCGCCTCGATGAGCTTCGTCTCGATGTTGTCCATCGTAGAGAGGATTGCCCGAACCTGCGGCAGCGCCGACTCCAGCAGCCGCAGCAGGGCGTTCTCCACGAGGAAGTTCGTCTGGGTCAACGCCGGGACGCCGAGTTGAATCGACGCCGCGGTCGAGAGCGACGGGTAGCCCAGATGATACCGGGCGCGCTGCTTTTCGTCGTCGCTCAGCGGCACGCGTTACTCCAGCTTCTCGAGTGGGACGTTGCTGTCGAGGATGCGCTGCATCCCGTTGGGGCCGTAGCTCGACGCGCTGATGATCGCATCGACAGGCAGCGTCACCATCTGCCCATGTAGGCTGATGGTGGTGGTCGCCTTGACCCGGTAGCTGGCCGCGCTGCTGACAGGCGCCGCCGGCGGAGGTGGAGCAGTCGGGGCAGGAGGGGGAGGGGCCTCTGCAGGGGCAGGCATCGACATGGGGGACGGCTTCGAAACGATCTTCGCGGACTCGACTGCGTCTTGCTTCTTCGACGGAGGGGGCATCGGAGCTCCTGAAATAGAACAGCGGGGTCGGGCGAAGTGCCCGCCCCGCTGGTTCAAAGGTTGGACTGCTCTGCCTGCGCGGTTACTCGCCGTGCTCGACGATGCAAGCCCGCTTGAAGTAGGCGACGTCGCCCGAGGTGGCGTCGGTGCGCACCGGCCAGTCGCCGATGAACTTCCACGCCGTCGAGACAACGTCCTGCAGACGGTTGAGCGGCGAGCGGATGATCAACTGGATGCGATCCGAGTTGATCTCGATGCCGTTGTTGGTGATGCGGGGCTCGGCCACGCGACCGGTCAGGCCAGCCTCGGTGATGAGCGCGCCGAGGTCCTGATGGTACTCGTGGATGAAGCCCTGTCCGCAGAACAGCGGGCGGTGGACCTTCATGCCGGTGCTCGCGCCGGTGTTGAACAGCTCACCAGCGAAGTTGTCGTCCTGCGAGAACGTCGCAGTCAGACCGCCGGTGACAGTCTCCGGCAGCGGGCACTCGCTGTTGCGGAAGAAGACCGTGTTCAGGAGCACGCCGATCGCGAACTGCCGGTACATGTAGTAGTCGGGCAGCGAGGTGAGCAGCCGCTGGAACTCGGCGTCCGCATACACCTGAGCCTGCGACGTCGGGTCGAGGTGGCAGTGGAAGTAGCCATCCGCGTGCTCCGGCACGTTCATCGTCCAGAACCGCGCGACGGCGGCTCGGATGTCGGCGAGGCGGAAGAGGTCGGTGCTGCCGACGTCGTCCACCTTGAGTCCGCCACCGACGCGCACGAGCGAGGTGCGGTTGTCGCTGACCACATAGTCGCGGTCAACATGGGTGACGGTCGCGCCGTCGAGGAGCAGCGTGCCGGGACCGACTTCGTCGCCAGCGGTGTCGGGGGTGAACCCGATGACGTTGCGTGACACCTGCGAGCCCGCCCACATCTTGATCGGCAGCGGGTTGTTGGTGCTCACCGGGTCGAACCGGACCGGCGACCCGAGGGTCAGGTCGGGCCGTCGCGCGCGGGTGAAGCCGTTGAGGCGCTTCACTCGAATGGTCTGGACCGCACCACCGCCGTCGTTGCCGTCGCAGACGGTGTGACCGGCGAGGCCGGCGTTGTAGAGCCGGTTGCGGACGAGCCGGTTCATGGTCAGACCAGCCGAGAGGCCGAGCTGCTGCGCGTTGCGCAGGAACAGGTTGGCAATCGCCGCGATGCTCGTCGGCATGTGGGTGTCGATCGCGTCCCCGAACTGCTGGAGCTGCGCTTCCCACTGCTCGGCGCCGAAGCTCGACGGGACGGGGTCCACGCCGGGAGTCAGCGGACGCATCTTCGGGGGAATCAGCCCCGCGCCGGTGAACACCATCCGGTCGCCGACGTTCGCCGGCCACATGACGGGGGACGCCTCGCCGCGGAACAGCAGTCGCGGGAACAGCGCGTCGTGAAATGCGCGCTCAAGGATGTTCTCCTGAACGAGCGACCGAATCTCGGGGGCCTGCAGGATCGTACTGAAGTCGGGCATTGCTTCCTCGTCTTGTGGTTAAGGGTCCATACTGCGCCACCGAATTGGTGGATTTCTACAACGCTATGCGCGCAGAAGCCAGATCCTTCCGAAAGACGAGGAAGCGCCCGAGCAACTACAGGCTCGGGTTCAACCCTCGCTTTCGGAGGTGTTCCGCGAACTCCTGCGAGTTCATCTTCTTCACATCGGTCTGAGCTGCGTTCGCTTGGTTGACGGCGACCTGTCCCGGTCGCTGTGGAGGTGGAGCGTTTCCAACGCCGGGACCGGTCGTGGCCGGTTGCACCGTCTCGCCGAACAGGTACGGCTTGCTCTTACGCAGGCCGGCGAAGAACGCCTGCTCGTTGAACGCGGCGAGCTCATCCTCGCCCTTGTTCTCGAGTTCACGCGTCAGCAACCGCAGCGCGTAGTCCACGTCCTTCACGCCAGACACCACTGCGACTTCGCGCAGAGACATCTCTGCGTCCTTCGCGTCGAGCGCTTCCTGAAGCTGCGTCGTTTGCGACGACGCCTCGTTGTACTGCTTCTGGTACTGGTCGCGCTCGCGCGACAGCTTCTCCATCTGCCGCTCGTACCGAGCCAGCTCGCGACGCGCATTCTTCACGTCGAGCAGGTCGTTGTTCTGCGGTTGTTCCTCGTACTGCTGCTGCTGCTGCTGCTGCTGCTGCTGCTGCTGCTGCTGCTCCTGCTGTCCACCACCACGCAACTGCCCGAGCGCAGCGACGAGCTCGTTCGCATCGCGGTAGCCGGCCTCGCGAGCCAGCGACGTCAGGGCCTCGGCGCGACCAGACTCGCGCGCCTCATCCTTGATGCGCTTCATCGCGTGGGTCGGTACGGACACCACGCGCTGCTCTTGACTCAGCGGCGGGGTCGTCTGGTACGGCTGCTGCGACTGCTGCGGCGGCTGCCCCTGCTGTTGGATGGGGGTCCCTCCTAGCGGAGGTCCACCATCGGTCTGTCCCTGCGGTACTCCAATCACGTCATCAGGCATGTCGTTCTCTCTCGATACTGTCTCCGACATTCACCGCCGTCGTTGCGTTGGTGAGGTCGAACACAGCCTGTTCAGCATTTCCCAGCATCGCCGCCGTATGGCTGGGGCAGGTTCCGCTGCCCCTCGGTCTTCTTCAGCTTCGTGGGCCGAGGTCGCCTCTTCGGCTTAGACCAGCCCCTTCTGCTTCGAAATCAGGTGGAAGCAGCGAACTTCGCGGTGAGGTCGGTTGCCGGCTTCTTGATGTACCGGATGACCGCCTGCGTCACCGTGTTCGGGAATGTGATGATCGTCCCGGCCGCGTTCAACGACGCGATGCCGGGGGCGAGCGAAGCGCCGCCGGGCGGCAGCAGCGGGGTGTCGGCGGAGTCGGACGCGATGTACGTCCCGAGGCTCGCCCCAGTGCCGGAAGCGACAACGCGCGCCGACTGCACGAACAGTGCGCCGCCGGGAATCGGGACTGCTGCGACTGCGGAGATGGTCCACGTGTTGATCTCCTGCACGGTGAGCAGCGCGCCGAGGTCCACCTTGCGAAGCTCGTCAGCGAGCCTGTTGGGGTCGGCCTTGGTCAGCTCGGTCTTCAGCGTCTGGACTGCGGTTGCGGTGGTCGT